ACTGAGCACCGCCGATTGGCGGTGTTAAAGCTTTTAAACGATGCTGCAGCCTATACGCTGCATGAGCAGGATATTAAAAAAATCCTATCCGCACATGGTCAAGCCACAGGCACCGATATTTTACGGGCGGATCTGCAATGGTTACATGAGCAAGGTTTGGTGCTGGCTAGTCAGCCCGGTGGCGTTTGGATTGCAACACTGACTGCTAGAGGCGGTGATGTGCAGCAAGGGCTATCGACTGTACCGGGCGTAGCTCGACCGGAGCCGGTTTGATGCCGCCACGCGCTGCCATTGCCGCCTTGCCGGATGAAGTTTTAAGTGGCCTAAATACTCGCCTAGTTGATAACAGCTTTGGCAATTACGATGGTTTAGCCGCTTGGTTGCAAGAGCAAGGCTATCAAATCAGCCGCTCTGCTGTTGGTCGGTATGGCGCCGATCTAAAAGGCAAGATGGAAAAGTCCATGGCGCGCGCCCGCGAACGCATGGAAATTGCCAAAGCCCTGCGCGGTGCCAGTGACGATGAAAAAGCCGCGCTGATGGAAGCCAATGAAATGGTCGCAATGGATCAGATTATGGATATGTTTGAGGAAGTTAGCGGGCTAGAGATTGGCGAGCGTATGGCAGCCGTGCCTAAGCTGGTACGGGCCATTGCTGATTTGAATCGGTCAGCGATTGGGTCGGCAAAGTGGAAGAAGGAGTTTGAGGCGGAAGCTAAGCGATTGGCGCGGGAAGAGGCTGCACAATTGGCATCTAAAGCGGCCAAGGCGGAAGGGGTGTCTGAAAACGGTATTGCGCGGATTCGGGAAGCATTGGGGATGGGGGCGTGATGGAATTTTTATATTTTATTGTTAAGGATTTGGCACAAACGATTGGCGAAGCTTTCGTGGTGCTATTTTTTACGATTATTGCCGGATTTGGCCTGACAATTGGTGCAATCATGGCCTATTTGCTGATTTGCTGAGCCATGGGAAACGCAAAAATCATCCCCGCCAATCCAACTGCCATATTCCTGCCGTTTCAAGAGGCATGGATTAAGGATGATTCGCGCTTAAAAATGATGGAGAAATCCCGCCAAATTGGTATCAGCTGGTCAACGGCTTACAAAGCTGACGAGCGTACCGCGATGGTCGGCAATAAATGGGATCAGTGGGTATCCAGCCGGGATGATCTGCAAGCCCGCTTGTTTATTGAAGACTGCAAGATGTTTGCAAAAATATTGCAAATTGCAGCTGAAGATCTTGGCGAAAAAGTTATTGATGAAAAGGCCAAAATAACTGCGTATGTGCTGGAGTTTGCCAGCGGCAAGCGGATACACAGCATGTCCAGCAACCCCGATGCACAAGCCGGTAAGCGCGGCGGGCGTATTCTGGACGAGTTCGCGTTGCATCCTGATCCGCGCAAGCTGTGGTCGATTGCCTATCCGGGTATTACCTGGGGCGGCTCGATGGAGCTGATAAGCACCCACCGGGGCAGTCATAACTTTTTTAATCAGCTCATTCGCGAAGTACGCGAGCACGGCAACCCCAAGAAAATCAGCTTGCACCGCGTAACGCTGCAAGATGCCTTGGACCAAGGGTTTTTATTCAAGCTGCAACAGTCACTGCCTGAAGATCATGAAGTGCAGGCCATGGTTGAAGCGGACTATTTCGACTTTATCAAGTCCGGCTGTGCTGACGAGGAATCGTTTGCACAGGAATACATGTGCAACCCGGCAGATGATGATTCAGCATTTCTGGAATATGACCTAATCGCCAGCGCGGAATACCCCAGCGGCGAAGACTGGGAAATAACGTTTGAGCAAGCCAGAGGACGCAATCTCTACGGCGGTTTAGATATTGGCCGCAAGAACGATTTAACCGTGCTATGGATCTTCGAACGCCTGGGCGATGTGCTGTACACGCGCAAGATCATCACCCTAAAAAACATGAGCAAGCCGGACCAGGAAAAAGAATTATGGCCGTGGATGGCATTGCTTTCACGCTGTTGCATTGATTACACCGGCCTGGGTATTGGTTGGGGCGATGATGCACAAAAGCAGTTTGGCGAATACCGCATTGAGTTGGTGACCTTTACCGGTACCGTGAAAGAAGCTTTGGCCTACCCAGTACGCGGGGCGATGGAAGATAGAAAACTGCGCATCCCGTATCAACCTGAAATCCGTGCCGATCTGCGAGCGGTGACTAAGTCGGTGACACCCTCAGGCAATATCCGCTTTACCGCTGAACGCTCAGAAAAAGGCCATGCTGATAGGTTTTGGGCATGTGCATTGGGAATATGTGCCGGGTCCAATCCAGCGGCACCGATTGACTTTGCAGCGACGGGACGACGGGTTTCTATGGGCGATGACCAGCCCACATACACTGAGCGCGGTTTTGGTACCGTGACCGGTGGCAACGATTTTTCAGGATATTAAGATGGCTAATTACGTACAAACCCAGCACGGCGTTATCGTCCCTGAAGCGGTATTTGCTGAACGCATGCCCGCTAAACCCGAAGGTCGTGAGATTGCTACCGCTGGCAGTGGCCACGATATTACCCGAGGTTATCTGCCGGATAATATGATCATGGCCGCCGGTGATACGGTACTAGCCGCGCGCGGTGGCGATTACAGTATTTACGAAGACATCGCCCGCGACGATCAAGTAAAAACCTGCCGACAACAACGCGAATTGGCCTTAATTGCTAAAGAATGGGGTGTGGAACCCGGCGACAGCAGCCGCAAGGCCAAGAAAGCCGCTGAACGCTTGGAGGCAGTGCTGGACCGGCTGGCATGGGATGATAAAACCCAGAAGATGCTCAGCGGCGTACTGTATGGCTTTGCGGTCGGCGAGGTGTTGTGGGCCACCGATGGCAGCGAAATCACTATTGACGATATTAAAGTACGCAATCGCTCCCGCTTTGGCTTTTTGCCCTCCGGCGAATTACGCTTGCGTACGCTGGGTAATCAAATGGATGGCGAAGCACTGCCGCCGGGTAAGTTTTGGGCATTTAGTTGCGGGGCTGATCATGATGATGAGCCCTACGGACTGGGCCTAGGCCACTATTTATATTGGCCGACGTTTTTCAAGAAAAACGGCATTAAGTTTTGGCTGCAGTTTTTGGAAAAGTTTGGCCAGCCGACGGCGGTGGGTAAATATCCAGTGGGGGCTGATCCGCAAGGCTCCGAAAATAGGAAATTATTGCAGGCTCTGGCAGCTATTTCGTCCAGTACCGCAATAACGATGCCTGAGAGCATGCAGGTTGATTTTCTGGAGGCCGCGCGTTCCGGCACTGCCGATTACACGGCACTTTATGACCGGATGAATGCATCGATTTCAAAGGTATATCTGGGGCATTCTGCCGGTGCCGATTCCACGCCTGGCCGGCTGGGCGGTGAGGATAATGCCGGTGAGGTGCGTGAGGATCTGATTAAAGCAGATGCTGATTTAGTATGTGGATCGTTTAACCGTACCGTCGCTAAATGGCTGACATTTTATAACGACGGTGAAGGCGTGGCACCGCCCAGAGTTTGGCGTAAAACTGAGCCTCCGGAAGATTTAAAAGCCGCGGCGGACAAGGATAAAACATTGTTTGATATGGGATTTAAACCAACGCTTAAGTACGTGACTGATAAGTATGGCGAGGGTTACGAGGAAAAACCTGCACCGGTACCGGATATAACCCAAGGGGGAATAGCCCCCGCTCAAAGCCAGCCTGGGCAGGTGGACAATCCTGCCCAGTTTGCTGAGCAATCCGATATCGACCCTACATCGACCGATTCACAAACTGATTTATTAGCCGAGGCCGCTGGGCCCGCAATTAAAAGCTGGGTAGATACTATCCGCGCCAAAGTTGAAGCCGCTGATAGTCTGGAAGCGCTGCGTGATGATCTGCTAAGTAGTTATGCAGAATTGGACAGCGAAAAGCTGACCAACGTCATGACGTTGGCGTTTGCAGCGGCTGATTTGTCGGGCAGGTTTGATGTTAGCAAAGGCAAATAATGTAGGGTGCGCATTGCGCACCATATCGCGCACATCCTCGCAATGGTCTGGCTGTGATAAGCAACAACCAATCTGGCCGGATTTTAAATTCCCGCCAGTAAACCTATGGTCGTTGCCTAAGCAATATAAAGATTATGCCGCTTAATCTATCCCCCACCCAAATCGCTTTCAATGCTCGTGGCGATGGTAAATTCAATAAGCCATTCCAAGAGCAGGTCGATTTTTTACGCAATAAAATCAACTTACCGACTGAGCATTATGATGACATTTTAAAAAGCGCCCACGATCGTGCATTTGTTGTCGCAGGAGCCACCAAAGCGGATTTATTGGCTGATTTACACACGGCTATTAATAAAGCCGCTCAGGAAGGCAAAAGTATTCAGTGGTTTAAAAAGGAATTTGAAAGCATTGTGCAAAAGCACGGCTGGGAAGGCTGGACGGGCTCAGATACTAAGTCGGGCCGCGATTGGCGGGCACGTATTATCTATAAAACCAATCTTTCTGCTAGTTATGCCGCCGGTCGCTATGCACAGTTAACGCACCCGGATTTATTAAAGTCTCGTCCTTATTGGAAATACATCCACAACGATACCGTCGCGCACCCGCGCCCGCTGCATGTGGCATGGTCTGGGCTGGTATTGCGATACGATGATCCATTTTGGCAAACGCATTTTCCGCCCAATGGTTGGGGTTGTCGGTGCCGGATTACAGCTGTTTCCGCCAAAGAATATGATGGCGCGCAAGCACCCGATGAAGGTGTCTCTATATATAAGGATAGAGCGGGCAATAATCACGTTATCCCTAAGGGCATTGATTATGGCTGGGATTATGCGCCGGGGGCGAGTATTAGCCAGCAAACAAGTCAGTTTATTGCGGATAAAATCAAGACGTTGCCACCTTTATTAGGGCAGGCGTTTAAAGCCGATATCGATAAGGTTATTAATACTAACAGTGTAAGCAATTCCTTAACCCTTCCAGGTGGTAAAACTGGGTCAGTATTTAAAACCGTTTTAACTGAGATCGATAATTTACACGGTATTGATGGATTACCAACAATACCTGCAAAATCTAGCCGAAGTATTAAATACCAAGGTGTTTATCGGTATTATCCATCAACTAATAAAGCCGTTGATATTCAACTATCATCATCAAGCGTCAATCCAGAATTAACAGTGGCGCATGAAATAGGCCATTTTATTGACCATCAGTCGTTTAATGCACCAGGTGTTTTTAGTAGTATTAATGATGATTTGATGGCTTCTTTTAGACGGGCAGTCGATGAGAGTACTGCAACCGCGACTCTTAAAGAACATTTAGCTACTGCCACTGATCGCAATGCCCGTGAAAGAGCAAAATATTATTTGTCGGCACACGAGCAATGGGCTAGAGCATATGCGCAATGGGTTGCTGTTCGAAGTAATAACCAGGTTATGATTGATCAGATAAATAAAATTATTGGCAATACCCGAAGCCCGGCATATAGTGCATCGCAATGGCTGGCAGCTGACTTTGAGCCAATCGCAAAAGCAATTGACGAAATATTTAACTCATTCGGATGGTTAAAATGACAACTGGCATAGACAGTACGATTGCTGACATTATGCAAAAGTACCCTGAAGATGAATGGCTGGATAGATGCCATAAAGCATTGCCAGACGTTGATGATGGAGTGATTCTTAGCGCGTTTGAAATTTTTAGCGAAGGCGACGTTCAAGAATTGTGATAACAGTCGAATTTAACGATACCAAAATCAAAAAAGCCTTGCAGGATTTGCAAAGCGCTACTGGTGACTTATCACCTGCTTTTCGTGAGATTGGCGAGCAATTAGTAGAGTCTACTAAGCAACGGTTTTCATCTGGTATCGGTCCAGATGGTCAGAAGTGGGCACCCAATAGCCAAGCAACGTATGAAGCCCATTTAAACCGTAAGAGCGGAATATTTAACGAAGGTGGCAAGCGAACTGGCACGAAGAAAGGTTACATTTTAAAAGACGGGCGTGCTGGAGCTCGTTCCGCAAACGTAGTCTCTGGCAAGCGGCCCTTAATTGATGAGGGCACGCTTATGCAGCAAATTAATTATGCTCTGCTTGGCAATAATGGATTGGAAGTTGGCAGCTCAATGGATTACGCCGCTATGCAACAATTTGGAGGTACTAAAGACGAATTCTCAAATCTTTGGGGTGACATTCCTGCTAGGCCGTTTTTAGGCATATCAAGTGATGATGAAACTTCTATTTTAAGCACCATAGAAGATCATATTTTAAAAGCAATCTAGCCCATTTTTTCTATTGCACTATCTGCAACTATATTTCATTTTTAATTTGTAAAAATCGAAATTCATCCCTAAAAAAATCAATTTATCTCGTTTAATCCCGTTTAAATATCTCACCTCTGTTCAGCACTCGACTGCATGGATGCAGGAGGTAGAGCAACGCAGGAGCAGTTGCCGAAAGCTTGT